TAGCAAGCCTTGAATTGGCCAATGAGTATCTAAATCAATCTATTGAAGCTGCAACAAGCCAAGGCATAATTCCTGAAACAACCATCAACGTAACTGTTGAAGGCAACGTAACATCTGCTGAGGATTTGGCTGAGGTCATAACAGACATTCAATACAACTATCAAAAAACAGGCAAGGGCTTACTGCTGAGCAGTAGGGCAATTTAATGCCAGCACCAACGCTGCGTGTTTTTGTTGACTTTGATAGCGATACCGCTTTTGAGATTAACCCTTTAATCTTAGGTAGCGCAACTGAAGGCATACTAGGCACAAATACCCTTGGCTCAGGCACGCTGCCAATTGAGATTACAGACCTAGTAACTAGAGTTTCTATCAGGCGTGGGCGCAATCGTTTAACATCCCAGTTTGAGGCTGGCACAGCCAATGTAACGCTTTATGATCAAACAGGTGATTGGAATCCTACTAACCCTGCCAGTATCTACTATCCAAATCTTGTTCCGCTTAGGCAGATAATTATCTATGCTACCTACAACACGCAAGATTATTTTCTATTTTCAGGATTTATCAACACATACGACACAGGCTTTAGACAAGGCAACGATGAATTAAGCACAGTTACCCTGCGCTGCGTAGATGGCTTTAAGTTGCTTGCAGGCTCAGGAATAACAACTGTTACAGGCTCAGGCGTACAAACTTCAGGTGCTAGGGTAAATGCCATCCTAGATGAGATTGAATGGCCTTTAAGTTTGCGTAACGTGGACACAGGAGATTCAACCCTCCAAGCCGACCCAGGCACAGACAGGGATGCCCTTCAGGCGCTGTTTAACGTGGAACAGAGCGAGTTTGGCGGCATCTTCCTAGATGCCAATGGCAAGGTTAATTTTGTAAGCCGTAATGCCCTTATAGCCACGCCAGCGTTCCCGGTCTATGAGTTTAGCGATCAAGGCACAGACATTTCCTATACCAATGCCATAGTGGCTTTTGATGATACTAATCTGGTAAATGATGTAACTATCACACGCCTAGGCGGTACTGCTCAGAATGTGTTTGACCAGCCTTCCATTGATAAGTTCTTCCTACATTCAGGCACACGCTCAGGCATATTGGTACAGACCAATGCTGAGGCTCTAAGCCAAGCGCAAGGCATCCTAGCCACACGCAAAGACCCTGAAGTACGCATAGATAGCATTCAGCTGAATCTCTATGATGATACAAACCCCAATAAGCCATTGGCAGGGGTAGACATAGAATTGCTTGATGGTGTAACAGTTACTAAGACTACCCCAGGCTCTAGCAGCGTGGTGCAATCAAGCCTAGTAAATGCTATTCATCACGACATTACCAAGTCATCCTGGATGACTACCCTATACACAACAGAACCGCTACTGGCAGGCTTTGTCTTAGATTCCGATATATCGGGTATACTAGACACAGACGTGCTGAGCTACTAAGGAGAACAAATGGCAGGCGCAGGATATAAGTTGTTCAATACCGGGGATGTGCTTACCGCAGCCCAGGTCAATACGTATTTGAATGAGCAAACAGTTATGGTGTTTGCAAGCTCAGCAGCTCGCACAAGCGCGCTAAGCGGTGTATTGGCTGAAGGAATGATGTCTTACTTACAAGATACTAATTCAGTAGAAGTTTATGATGGTTCAAACTGGGTATCTGTTGGATCCACAGGTGATATAACTGGCATTACAACTGGCACAGATTCAGGTTTATCAGGAGGCGTTACTAGCGGCACAGCTGTACTTAGATTAAAACTAGAGTTTGATGCAGAAACAGGCACTACTTACACATTAGTAGCAGGCAACCTCAACCAGCTAGTAACTCTTAACAATGCCAGCCCAATTACATTAACTGTGCCACCTAGCGTTTTTAGCGCAGGTGATGTAATAAACATAGCTCAAATTGGAGCAGGCCAAGTAACGCTAGCGCAAGGCGCAGGTGTAACAATAACTAGCACAGGTGCAACGTCTAGCGCACCTAAACTTAGAGCGCAACAAAGCGCAGCGAGCATTATCTGCACAGCATCAAATACGTTTTTAGTCGTAGGAGATATAGCGTAATGAGTTTATTGGGCATTATTGCTTCACAAAATTATCCGCGCGGTTTTGCAGTTGATTATTTAGTTGTTGCAGGTGGTGCTGGCGGTGGAGGTTATTATGGCGGTGGCGGTGGCGCTGGTGGTATGCGTTCAACTGTAACTGCAACTGGTGGCGGTGGTAGTTTAGAAACTGCTTTAACTGTACTTAAATCTACAAACTACACAGTAACAGTTGGTGGTGGTGGTGCTGGATCCGCTAATTCAGCTGCAAAGGGTTCAAATGGTTCTAATTCAATATTTAGTAGCATTACATCAACAGCTGGCGGTGGTGGCGGTGCGGATGGCTTAACTGCTAATTCAGGTGGTTCTGGTGGAGGCGGCGGTGCTTCAGGAGGTGCAGGTTCCGCATCTCCATCTGGTCAAGGTTTTGGCGGTGGAACTGGATTTAACGGAAGTGCATCAACCTCAACAGGTGGCGGTGGTGGCGGTGCTGGCGCATTAGGTGCAACTTCAAATACGGCTAATATTGCAGGTAATGGCGGTGATGGTGTAGCAACATCTATTACAGGTTCATCAATAACTTATGCTGGTGGCGGCGGTGGTGGTCAAGGTGCAACTGGAAATGTAAAAGGTTTAGGTGGAAGTGGCGGCGGTGGAAATGGTGCAGATGCATCAACTGCTCCTCAAGCTGGAACTGCAAATCGCGGGGGCGGCGGTGGTGGCGGTAGAAATAATCAATACGCTAATGGAGGCGCAGGCGGTAGCGGTGTTGTAATTTTGCGTTATCCAACTGCTGCTGGAACTATAACTATTGGAGCAGGTTTAACAGGCTCAACTACAACTAGCGGTGCAAATACTATTGCAACAATTACTGCTGGCACAGGAAATGTGAGTTGGTCATAATGGCACATTACGCATTCTTAGATGAAAACAATATAGTAACTGAGGTTATTGTAGGTATAGATGAAACTGAACTAATAGAAGATTTAGATACAGAAACTTGGTATGGCAATTTTAGAGGCCAAGTATGCAAGCGCACTTCATATAATGGCAATATCCGCAAACAATATGCTGGCATTGGTTATACCTATGATTCCGTAGCAGATGTGTTTATTGCGCCACAGCCTTATCCATCTTGGTCGCTAGATGAAAATTATGATTGGCAAGCGCCAAAACCTAGACCTGAAGAAGGTTTGTGGTATTGGGATGAAGATACCTTAAGTTGGATTAAAGTAAATGCCTAAACTATGCAAAGCTGGTCAGCAATTAAGAAATCAAATAGATGATGCGTGGCCAGATAGAAGTAGAGTTGCACCAGAAGGGTGGCTCGGTGATCAACGTCATGCAGCGCGTAAGTCCGATCACAATCCAACTGCTGAAGGCATTGTACGTGCCATTGACATTAACTCTAATCTGCAAACCAACCCAGCCGAAGCATTTGATTTGGCGGATCAGTTACGGCTACTTGCCAGAACTGATAAAAGAATCAGCTACATCATCTTTAACAGCAAAATTGCGAGTTGGAAGAAAAACTACAAGTGGAGAAAATACACAGGCATAAATCCACACAAGACACACATTCATATTAGCTTTACTGCTAAGGGCGATACAGATGGCAGTATGTTTCAAATCCCTATATTGACAGGAGAGCCCTTAAATGGAGCAAGCAAAAGCAGTAACAGCAAGCTGGGCAAGAAGCTTTTTAGCCGCAGGAATAGCAACCTATTTAGCGGTGGGCTGGGATGTACCTGCAATTGTAAATGCAGCGTTAGTAGCAAGCCTTCCAGTATTATTGAGATGGCTTAACCCTAACGATACGGCATTTGGTCGGCGTTGAGCCCGGCTGAATGGGCAGGCTTTGTAGCTGCCATCCTTTCCTGCTGCGCGTTAATTGTCGGTGGGCTTAGATACATTATTCGACATGAAGTGCCATCAATACTTGAGGCATCAAATATCGTGTCGCGCATAGATAAACTTGAATCAATGGTCTTAGAATTGCTTACTCATGAGCGCAAGAAAAATATCAAAAAGCGAACAAGCCGCTAGGCGTAAGCGGAAAGAAGCCGCTGCGCGTAGAACAAAGGCTGACATTCTGCTACCCATAGATATTTGGGCTGCATCTATTGTTGAATGTTTTGAGGCTTTAGTTCGTGCTGGATATGGTGAAGATAGGGCGCGCTGGTACATTGAAGAACAGCTGCGTTTACCCGATTGGGTAATAAATAATCCTAATCATTCTCCATACGAAGATGAAGATGAGGATGACGATTAAGCGAATTGTAGTCATATCAGACTTACAAGTACCTTTTCACGATAAGAAAGCAGTTAAGAATGTCGCACAGTTCATCAGCAAATACAAACCTGATGACGTTCTATGTGTGGGCGATGAAATTGACTTCCAAACAATTAGCCGCTGGTCAACCGGTAGGGATGAGTGGTCGGGAAGCATTGGTAGAGATCGTGATGAAACTGTCCGAGTTCTCGCCGAGCTTCAAGTACGACATCTCAGCCGAAGCAATCACGGAGCAAGACTTTACAACTCACTAAGCAAGCGGTTGCCTGGCCTTATTGGTCTGCCTGAGCTGACCATAGAGAAGTTCTTACACCTGGATGATTTAGGCATTACTTACCACAGCAAGCCATATCAGTTCCATGATGGCTGGGTGATGGTGCATGGTGATGAACAGAGCATCAAGCCACAAGGGGGTTTAACGGCCCTAGAATCGGCTAAGAGGCATGGTTTATCGGTAGTCTGTGGTCATACCCATAGACAGGGTATATCAAGCTTTACAACGGCCTCTGGGGGCGTTTTAAGGGGTGTTCTGACAGGCTTTGAAGTTGGACATTTGATGGATGAGAGCCAAGCCTATTACACACGTGGAACGTTTAACTGGCAAAAAGGTTTTGGAATCATTTACATAGACAGAAAGCGTGTGCAGCCAGTAGCTATTCCAATTGAAAAAGATGGCAGTTTCTTGGTTGAAGGCAAGCGTTATGGTTGAGGATATATTTCCAATCCATAGAACTATTGATGATCATATGGATAACTTTGATGGCGTGTCGCTTATTGACAAATAGCATATAGACCCTTCAAAATAGGATTTGAAATCCTATTTGAAAGGGGTTTAGGGCATGGCGATAAGATATGATCGCAAGTCGGGTGCGTATACCGATGGCAAGCACTTTGTGCGAGCTTTATTCATACGCGATTTTGCAAAGAAAAAACTAGGCATGAGCCAAGAGCGCGGCAGAATAAGCCGTGAAGTTTTGGCTGCTTATTTTCTTGATGTGCATGGGGTGAGCGATGATGTTGAATGATATTCGTTTAGTTGAGTTAGCACTCTATTGCTTTTTATTTGTTTTAGGTGTTTACACAATGGGTGTATTCATTAAGGAAAAAGGATATAAGGAAGGCTGGGCAGATGGGTACAGGCGAGGGAAATCAGTTGCGAGCGAAAGATATATTGACTAATGCAAACGACACGATCATTAACAGAGGGTCAACGCATGGTCATTACGACCACACAATGCTACGAACGGCAAAGCTCTGGGAATCATATTTTGAGCGACCTATTGAGCCGATGGACATTGCAATCTGTATGGCATTGGTCAAGCTCGCAAGAATTATGGAAACTAAATCAAATCACGATTCTTGGGTGGATGCCGTTGCCTACTTCGCCATTGCCGGAGAACTTGCCGTCAAAGATTGGGATGATCTTAATGCTTTCTAGATCACCTAAGGGAACTTGGTGTGATTACTGTAAAGGCCGATGGGGCACTAGCAGTTTACGTGGACAAACGCAAGCCGTATGGCAAATTACCAGTAAGCGATATGGCAAGTTGATTGTCAGGCATTACTGCCAATCTTGCGCCAATGAAGTTCAAGAATGGCCAGATGGCAGCACTTGGACTTTGAAGGAACAAATTGACTATGCAAAGGGAGAAACGTTAGATGTTTAATTTAGCAAACTATGAAGATGTAGATACGAGGATACACAAATTTTATGAAACCTATGAAGACGGCTCAATACTCACAGAACTCATCACCAATGACGAAGAAAAAGGGATTGTCATATTTAAGGCAGTTGCTTTCCGCACCCACGTTGATACTGCTCCTTCCGCTATTGGTTATGCGCGCGGCGCTCGCAAGGATAGGGGTGTGGATCGCGATTTTTGGTTTGAGAATTGCGAAACTAGCGCAATTGGAAGATGCCTGGCTAATCTCGGACTTAGTGCTAAAGGAAAGCGAGCAAGCAGCATTGAAATGGCTAAGGTTAATGAAGCTAAGTCAGACACTCCAATACGTGTACGCACAGAAAGTCATAAAGAGTTTCTACAGGCAACAAATCCAACAGCTGAAATAGTTTGGGATACCACGATTGAGCCACCGGCTGATTTAGATCCTGTATTTGATAACGCTTTAGAGCTATTAGCCGAGAAAGTGGGAGCACATCCATTGCCTACTTGTCAACACGGCGCACGTACTTTAAGAGAAGGCACAGGTGCTAAAGGGCCTTATCGTGGCTGGGGTTGCCCATTGCCATATAAGCGTAAAGCTGAGCATTGCAAGATGATATGGATGATGCTAGGTAAAGATGGAAAATGGTCATTTAGGCCAGAGGATGAAGAACTGGTGGCAGGATGAACGTTGGCTACTGGAAAACAATAATTGACAACACCAAGTCTTGCCCAGATGGCAAGACAATCAACTGTTGTGCCGATTGTTTAGCAACTTTGATTCATGAATTGGTAGAGGATTGGCTAACTGAGGCAGGTGATTAATGTGTTAGTAATGGATAAACTACTTGACGTGTGCGACAATTGCAATGAGCCAATAACGGCTGGGTCTGCAAAACCTTGCAAATGCCACACATGCCAAGTAAGGACTAACTAAGTGAGTAATCAAAGTCGCAAGCACCGAGGCTATGCAACGCAGCGTATTGTAGCAGAATATCTGCAAAAGCAAGGCTGGAAGCATGCACTACCTGTTGGAGCTGGTAGAGATGGCTCAGACATCACCGGAATTGATGGCCTGGACATTGAAATCAAGGCACGGACAAACTTAGATTTATCTGGGCTTATGCGCCAACTTCATGATCGCAAGGCAAACAAAGGGATGGGCGTAGGTGTTCTACGTCTAAATGGTCAGGGTGAGAAATCCGTTGAGCAATACGTTGCTGTTCTCACCTTGGCTGATCTAGTATATTTATTGCAGGCAAGTGGCTACTGAACCTTATCTAATACATCGTTGCAAAGGATGTGGACTATGGATATATGGCAAAAGAGATTACTGCGAAGAATGCAACACGCCCAAGGATACGCACAAATAACAAATAAACTTGACAAGGCCAGTATGCTAGGCATGCCAGCAAGCCTTAAAGGCGGCTTGCACGGCAAGCCAGCATTCGCAAGAGCTATGTTTATTGCTGGATTAGCAATTGCACTACTGCCGCTGCAAACAATACAAACAAACGCTGCTGAGAAGCGCAGCTATCACATTATGAATGTTAAGTTATATGCCTATAATCAAATGGAATGGAAACAGTTTGAATGTTATAACTGGCTTATACATCATGAGAGTAGATGGAACTATAAAGCTAAGAATGGTAGCCACTATGGATTAGGGCAGATGCGCTCTAAGTGGTATGGCACACTAGATCCATATAAGCAAGTGAATGTACATCTAAAGTACATTAGACATAGATATGATGGGTGTGCCTGTAATGCATACAATCATTGGAAGGTTAAAGGATGGCACTAAAGCCATACAGAGCTACTGCTCATTGGAAGAAGATAAGGTTAAAGGTACTCAATCGTGATGCATGGACTTGTAACTATTGTGGGGAATCTGCTAATGAAGTTGATCACGTATATCCCAAGTCCAAGGGCGGTGAAGATACGTTGGATA